AGATAAAAATTACAATAAAAAAGTAAAAAGAATTGAACATTTAATTCCTAAATATAAAACAATTTGGGAGATTTCACAAAAGGAACTTATTGATATGTCGGCGGATAGAGCTCCATTTATTGACCAATCTCAATCAATGAACATATATATGTCTAATCCAACTTTATCTAAAATTACGTCATCACATTTCCATTCTTGGGAAAAAGGACTAAAAACTTTATGTTATTATGTTAGAACAAAAGCGATTTCAACAGGGGCAAAACATTTAGCGTTGGACATGTCAAAAATAGAAAAACCTTTAACGACTCCAGTAAAAACAATGACGTATGATTACGTTCCAAATAGTAAAAAAGGGTTAGATTCTGATTTTGAATGTTTTGGATGTTCATCATAAGATAGTTTAAATTTATATTTTCTATCTCGCATAAAAAAAGACGACACTATATTTATCATTAATGGCGTTTGGAAAAACATATGGGGTTAGTTTCCCATTTAATGACTCTCAATATGGAGATTATTTAAATTTAACACTTACTTCAGATGAAGAAGTAAGGAGTAATTTAATACATTTGTTATTAACAAGAAAAGGTACTAGATATTATATGCCTAATTTTGGAACTAGATTATATGAATATATTTTTGAATTTATTGATGCTCAAACATTTTCACAAATTGAATTTGAAATACGGGAAACTGTTGGAGAATATTTACCACAATTAACTTTACAAAATATTTCAATTACAGCAGCGTCTGATGGTGAAGAAAATAAAGGTACATATATTGACGCTAACGGAGAAAAAACATTTACGGTACCTGGAATTGCGGAAAAAGAACATACGGCAAAAATAAGAATTGACTATCAAGTCACATCCGATAGTTTTGCATCGAGTGATTTTGTAATTATCAATATTTAGTAATATAATGGCAGACAAAAAAATATCATATGTAACAAGAGATTATCAAGGGATAAGACAAGAGTTAATTAATTTTACTAAAACTTATTACCCTGATTTAATTCAAAACTTTAATGACGCGTCTATTTTTTCTGCGTTAATGGATTTAAACGCGGCGGTAACTGATAATTTACAATTTAATATTGATAGAAGTATTCAAGAAACTGTATTACAATACGCTCAACAAACATCATCAATTTACAATATAGCTAGAACGTATGGGTTAAAAATACCAGGTCAAAGACCTTCAGTTGCTTTAGTTGACTTTTCAATTACAGTACCTCCTCTTGGAGATAATGAAGATTTAAGTTATTGTGGGATATTAAGAAGAGGTTCTCAAGTTGTAGGTGGGGGTCAAATATTTGAAACTGTATACGATATAGATTTTGCGGCGGCAACTGGTGGTGATGGATTTCCTAATAGAATTAAAATACCTAATTTTAATGAAAATGGAAAATTACTTAATTATACTATTAAAAAACGAGAAACCGTTGTAAATGGTCTTACAAAAGTATTTAAAAGGGTTATTACCTCAAATGACGTAAAACCGTTTTTTGAATTATTTTTACCTGAAAAAAATGTTTTGGGGATTACAAGTGTTATCTTAAAAGATGGGACACAATTTACAAACATACCTAGTAGTCAAGATTTTATGACTGTTGATGGAAGGTGGTATGAGGTAAATGCGTTAATTGAAGATAAAGTTTTTATTGAAGACCCAACTAAAGTTTCAGACAATCCTGGAATAAAAATTGGAAGATACGTAACGGCATCTAATAAATTTATTACTGAGTTTACACCTGAAGGGTTTTTAAAAATGACTTTTGGAGGTGGAAGCCAATCCGCTGATGAACAATTAACTGAATTTGCAAGAAATGGGTACAAGTTAGATTTATATAAATATTCAAATAATTTTGCTTTAGGTAGTACACTTAAAGCCAATACCACTTTATTTATTCAATATAGAATTGGTGGCGGGGTTTCAACAAATGTTGGAGTTAATGTTATTAACCAAATAGGGTCTGTTAATTTTTCAGTTAACGGGGCGTCATCATCTGTTAATACAAGTGTTGTTAATTCGTTAGGTTGTACTAACGTTACTGCCGCTATTGGTGGGGCTAATACACCTACTTTAGAAGAAGTAAGAAATTTAGTTGGTTATAATTTTGCGGCACAAAATAGAGCGGTAACCATTAATGATTATGAATCGTTAATAAGAACAATGCCGTCACAATTTGGTGCTCCAGCAAAGGTAAGTATTACTGAAGAAAATAATAAAATTAAAATAATGATGTTATCTTATGATGATAGCGGAATGTTAACGGAAACAATATCTAACACACTTAAAAGTAATGTTGCAAATTATATATCTAATTATCGAATGATAAATGATTATATTTCAGTTGAGTCTGCAAATGTTATTGATTTGGGAGTTTTAATTAATATTATTCTTGATAATACTCAAAATCAAGGGGCGGTTATTTCTTCAATTGTAAATGAAATATCAAATTTCTTTTCTAGTGGAAATAGACAAATGGGACAAAATGTAAATGTATCAGAACTTAGAAGAAACATACAAAACCAAAACGGTGTAGTATCTATTTCAACCATTAGTTTTTTTAATAAAGTTGGAGGTTTATATTCGTCATCACAAACGTCTCAAAGATATATAAATTCGGTTACAAAAGAAATTGAATTAGTAAGTGACACTATATTTGCCGAACCAAGTCAAACATATCAAATTAGATTCCCAGTTAAAGACATTAATGTTAGGGTTCAAAACTTAACTACTGTTAATTTCTCATAACAATTTATTTTTTATAGTATAAGACTATCTTTTAATGAAAATAGATAATTAAGTATTTATCATTGAAAGATTTTTTTAATATCCATGAACAATTCTTACAGAATAAGAACTAAAGTTGGAGTTGATAGTTATCTTAGTGTTCAGTTAGACCAAGACTTTGAATATTTAGAAATTTTATCACTCAAAATTTTACCGGAACAAATTTATACTAGACCTTGCTCTGACTATGGCGTTATTGTGGGGAGATTAACTGTTAATGGGGGATATGGGATACCTAATGTTAAAGTGTCAATTTTTATTCCTATTTCAGAACAAGATAAATTAAACCCATTAATTTATGATTTATACCCTTATGAAAAAATAACTGACCAAAATGAGGATGGTTATCGATATAATTTATTACCATATAAAAAATCATATTCTGCTCATAATCCAACAGGGACTTTTTTTGATAGAGAAGATGTTTTAGTTTCTCCACCTTTAATTGAAGTTTACGATAAATATTATAAATATTGTGCGTCAACAAACTCTAGTGGCGACTTTATGATTTTTGGAGCACCAATTGGGACTTATACCCTTCATGCGGATATTGATTTATCTGACATTGGAGAATTTTCATTGTCCCCTCAAGATTTAATTAGAATGGGGGTTGCTAATCCTGGACAAGTTGCCGGAGTTAAATTTAGAGCTTCCGAAAATTTAAATGAATTACCACAAATTATTTCAATGAATAAATCTATAGAGGTTCAACCACTTTGGGGACAACCTGAACTTTGTAATTTAGGAGTTAATAGAGTTGATTTTGATTTAACAAAAGAAACTAAAATTCAAATAACGCCAACAGCAATCTTTATCGGGTCGTTAATTAGTGGAACTGATGAAGATTTTCAAAAAAGAAATTGTAAACCAACATTAAATTTAGGGGACCAATGTAGTTTAATTGCCGGACCAGGGATTATCCAAGCTTTAAGACAAACTTTATTTATTGACCCTAACACTGGTTATCCTGGGTTAGAATTTTATGATTTAGAACAAGGTGGTCAGGTCATTGATGACAACGGAGCTTGGATGTTAGATGTGCCAATGAATTTAGATTATGTTATAACTAATGAATTTGGCGAACAAGTAATTTCTCCAGACCCAAAAGTTGGTATTCCAACTAAAGGAAAGTATCGTTTTAAAATTAAATGGGTTCAAGGGGATACTTTATCTGAACCTATTAAAAGAGGGTATTTTTTAGTACCTAATGTTAGAGAATATTGGACTACGGAAGGAGATGACCCATTTTTTGAGGGAGTTGAGCCTGGTCAATTTCAACTGATTAGCACTGCACTTGGTAGTTATGGTTATGAGGCAGAGTTAGCTGAAAAATCATACTCGTTTAGTACTGATTGGAATGATTATCCTGACCCACAAGTTGCAATTCAATGCGAAGATTATTTTTATGAGTTAACTTATAATAAAGTATATACTGTTTCCCAAATGATGGACAGTTATAATAGTGGATATTTATTAAATAGAAAAATAGCAATTAAAAATATTCTTAATTCTGAATGTGCAAGTGAAAACAATAAATTTCCAGTAAACGATGGGCAATATAGATTTGACCTTATTTTTATTTTATTTTCAATATTACTTCTTGTTACATTTATAGTAATGAATGTTATCGTACTTATTTTTCACATTGTAGGAATACTTCTTCAAATTCTTGGTCAATTTCTTGGTTTTGTACTTCGAATTATAGTGTTTATTTTAAGATTGATTTGTGATTTTATCAATGATATAATATTAGAGAGTTTAAGAAGTATTGGATTACCCGCGGTAAATTTAAGTATACTTGGGTGGAGTGGTTGTGTTGTATTTTGTCCTGACGGTTGGTATCCTCTTGATTTTTTGACAAATGTTACTTGGTGTGATGATGCGGCTGATGAATTAACCGCTTGGGCCGAGTTTATAGAAGAGCTTTATAAAAAATTTCAGAACGTTCAAGTTCCAATGTTAACATATCCTGATTGTGAACTTTGTGATTGTACGGTTGGAGAATCAACGCCTGGTAATGACACAGCTTCAGTTGAAAATGACCCTAATCTTGGAGTTCGAAAATTAGTTACTCAACAATTAAATAGAAATAGTTTTTTAGCTCCTATTACATTAAGTTTAATTTTTAACAAAACAAAGAATCTTATACCAAATCTTCCTAATAAAAAAATATTATACGCTCCTATAGCATTGTCAGGCGTAGCTTTGTATGGCGCACGTAACGAAAACGCTCCAAACACTATTTCACTACCAGATGGTAGCCTTAATTTTTATCGTAATGCTTTTTTAATAAAAGGTTCTGATGTGGAATTTTATCAAGTCTCACCATTTAAAAAATTTATACCATCACATACACAAACATATGTTAGTATAACTAGTGTTGCGTTTATGTATACAACGCCAGGAAATAGTGGTACTGTAGGGCCTACGTATGATTTTCAATTACGATTTCAAAATACAACAGATTCTACTTATTCTAAAGGAACTAATTGGAACACCATTATTAGCGGGATGACAGTAGCTAACCCTGGAGATATTACAATACCTTATGTAGGCGGTTACGGCAACGATACTTTTGTAAATTTAAGTACTCCATTTAACTACAAAGTTGGGGATAATCTTTATGTTTCAATGGATGTTGGAGGACAAGTCTCGGGGACTCGTTTTGTTGTATATCCAGCATTTGCGTCTGCTAATTCAACAGGTTTACTTAATGGTTTAACATGGGCAACTAGTCATGGAACCGCGCCTACTGTTTTAAGTTATAGTAATCTAAGACCACTTATAATTCTTTATACTACTATGAGTGTTCCTGCACTTAGTATTACACCAATTTCAATGTTTTATAGGGCTCAAAGTACAAAAGTCTCTGCAATTATTTCTGGAGAGGAAAATGATAATAATTTTCTTGTAAGTTCTAAAACAAGAGTACCGCAATCTTATCTATTTGGTCAAAATCTAGATTATAATTATTTTAGTGTAAGGGCACAAAACCCTGTTATTAATACTAGAGTAGCATTTTCATTAAGTTTACCAATAAGTGAAAGAATGAATTTGTTTAATCTTAAATCAAAATATTTTAATGAAAATACTGAGGCTTATCATGGGTTAGGGGTTAACCGTATTAAAGTTACTTTTAATACTCAATTAAATGGGGGACCTATAAAATATCATTATGATAATACGTTAACCTTATTACTAAATAATGACCAATTAAGAAAACTTAAACCTGGACAATTATTATCATTTCAAAATCCTATTTTGTCAAGGGATAATAATTTGAATGGACTTACCGACTTAAATCAATATGGTGGTCTTAGTGTAACAGGAACTGCGATTAATACGACGGGAGAAACCATGGTTAATATAACATATGCAAATCCTGACGGTAGCGGAGACTTAGTTGTTGAATATAATTTACCGCAAGAAGATGGGGATATGTACGCAAAATTCGCAACTGATATGGAATATTTTATGGTGATTACCGCAATGACTTATGATACGTTTTCAAGTATGTGTAATCCTAACGAAACAGAATTCACTTTAAATAAACGTTATTTAGGTAATTCTAGTAAGATTGAAATATTAAAAACGGATTATGGATGTTGGGATTATGAAGCATCTAGTGGGTTCACAGTTAATTCTTTAAAAGCAATTTCTGATGGTAAAAAACAAGGTGTTGTTATATGTGTTAGAGGTGTTGACCCAAATTCAACAAGAGAAATAAACAAATATGATTTATCATGGTTATTTGGGTATAATACAGATTCAGCATGGGGGCAACGTCCAGAATTAATAGTCGAGGGTGAATATTATTTAAATCACCCAATAAAAGGTAATATTAATAGTGCTAGTCATGATATTTCAAGTAATTTAGAAACTGAAATTGATTCAAATATTCTGAATGGTGCTACTAATACGCTTTATCACGATTCATTTAGATTTAAACCAGCATTTTCCGGAAACGCGTCGTTTAGTTCATATACAACTAATTTACCAATGTATTATTCTAGTTTTGATAAACTTACCCCTTCTGGAGGTAATAATATTTATAAACCGGATAATTTTGCTCCACCATTTAGTGAGGCAGTTCGAACTCCGTATGGAGACGGAGGAGTAACAACAGATTGTTTACCTAACCAAAATAATCTGTTTGTTAAGGAATTTAAACGTCAAACTAACTTGAATTTATTTACTTCATCACCAGCTGAAGATGGAGTGTGTTATCCATGTACTGATTATAATCCTGTTTGGATAAGTTCAACAGGTACAGGTTGGAATTATGGTGAATGGGGGTATTGTGTTAAACCAAACCCTTTTCATATGAATATTAATACTCCTAACCATTCTAACTTTTATAGTTATAATACTTTGGGGCCGTTTGGAACAATAACCGCAGTTGCAAATGCTTATTGGGTTAATTCTAGTAGTTCGTTACGTTTGTATAAAAGTTATTCTTTAGTTGCCTATAGTGGGGATAGTTACAATAATAGTGCACAATTTTCGGCAGGCACAACAGTTGCTAGAATTGAAATACGAGATGAAAATAGGAATTTAGTTAATTCAAAAGGATTATATTATGAACCGACAAATAATAATAGGGTAATTTTAAAAATTAAAATTTTAACTTTTCAATGGGACGAAGTTGCAATTGTTAAATTAGATTCGCTTTATAGTGCGGCAACCGGTAATATACTTAACATATCTTTTTGGGATTCTAATTTTTGGAATACTATGGACCACCCTGTTAATTTTTTAGGTGAGAGTTTAATACCTCAAGAGGATGCCAACCATAATGTTTATTTAAGTGGAAATAGTTCATTTATTGATTTTGATATTGAGGTGGATTATATAAGTACTGATATTATTTTAATGTTTCCTGTTCCATCAAATTCAAATATGGTTGTTGGAGGAACTGCATTAGATGAAGGAATTCCAGTGTTAATGTTTATAAGTAGAGCGCAAAGATATGTAACAAATCAACTTAGTCCTAACACATTCCCAAATGGAAGTATATTTTTACCTATTTCTACATTCCCTGTTAATAAAACAAAAATAACAATGTATAACGAAATTTTGGTTTTGCCGGATTTGTCGGAAATAACTCTTTATGCTTGTGGATATATAAAAACTAGTGGTTCTACTTTATATGTAAGTGTTTTTGATAATAATGGAATTTTAATAAAAACTTTTGGACCTACAAGTGCGGATAATGTTGGAACTTATATTAATGGTAGTGAAATATTAACAACTGATATTGTAACATCATTTTCTTTAGATTTTAACCCTCTTTCTAAAGAATTAATTGTGTGTTGGATTAATAATAATGGTCAAATATATTATAAAGTGTTTAATGTGTTATTTTCTGAAGCTGAAATAAGTCCTGGTACTTTTACTTTAGTTCCAAATATTACTTTAAAAACTAACGTTGAGAATATACCAATTAATCAAACTGAAGTGACGTTTGATAGTGTTGCAAACGGAATACCAAGTGATGTTATTTTAAAAGTTAATAGACTAACAAAAGAAATTGCTATTTCTTGGCAAACGCCATTAAAGGGAGTGTTTATTATGAAATATTTTAATTTATTTGCTGAAAGTTCGTCAGTTAGAACTGATTTTCCTTCACCAAAATTACTCCCAAATTCAAACCATACTCAAACTGGAACTACTATTTATGATATTGCAACTAACTACGGAACCCCTTCAAGTTTTAATATAACTTTTAAAGAAAATACAAATAGTGGGGTTCTTACAAAAAAAGTTTATTCTATTTTTATTGATAGAGAACCGTTAAATAGAGGGTATTATCAATATGAATTTTTAGAAGGTGGTGGGGTTATGTACCTTAAAAGTAGGTATGGTACAGTGTTAGATGGTTATAATAATGAAACAGAATACTTAGCGAATAAAGGTAAATGGGGTTACGATGGGTATTATTATTCTCCAACGTATGATAAAAGTAAGCAGATTGAAATTTCAATAACTGAAGACACTTGTAAATTAATTATGAGGTCTGATAGGTTACCAACATCAACTACTGAAAATAAAGTAGATAGTTCGTATGGGGGTAATAGTAGTTTTACATTACATGCTAATCAAAATTTTACCGCGTATTTATTTGACGAAAACGGGCGTTCATTTTCATTAGGAGGGGCGCCAAAAATGCCTACTATTTCTGAATCCTTACAAGATGACACTGGAGAAAATTTTGCAACTAATGTTCTTGCGACCACAACTTGCGATGGGTTAGTTCCGTTAGATTGTTATACAACTGATAATGATACGATTGGAGTTAAACCATCAGGTGATGATTGTTATTATAATGGTATTGGAAAAATTGAAACCGATAAAATAATGAAAGGAGGATGTTATGTATTGGTAACAAAAGTTTGGGATACTTTAGGAAAAGATTTAATTCTTTTAGGAGAATGGAGGAATAGAATAAACGTAAATTTTGCGGCGTGTCGAAATGTTTTTGGCCATGTTTTTAGGAATAATTGGATAAATGGGACTTTATTTGCATTTCCAATTAAAAATGATAGGTCATTTACACCAATATTTACAAAAAAATTTGTAAGTGGTAATTTAATTATTAATAAAGTAAGTACAAAAAATCCAGTTGGCACTGAGTGGGGATTATTTTTTGAACCAAATTCACCGTATAGTAAATATTGTAAGGATACGGTAAGATTACATTCTAAAACAAACGAATATTATTATAGGTCAAGTCCATTTTTAAAAAGTGATTATGATGGCATTCCTGGGGCATTTATAGGTATTGAAAATGATACATACGAAGATGGTGACAACGGTCGAAACAATAAATTTATTAAATTCCCAACAACCATTATGGACTTAGGACCTAGGTCAAAATATTTACAAGAAATTGTTATGTCTGATGATTTAGATGGGTATAATATTGGTAATATAAATAAAAGTAGTTTTAGCGATGTTTCCCCATTACTTAATTTATTTATATTAAGTAGAACAGTTACAAAAGAATTTACTTTTTTACTAACTAGTTTTTTTTCAAGGTCATTATATATTGATGGTGATTATGCTCAAATGGTTGCGACTAATTCACAAGTTGGTATCGCTCCTTTTGATGAATCAAATTATGGGAACCAGACTGGTTCTACAAGTAATCCAGTATTTTACAATAAAATAGGTCCAACTTTTGGAGTGTTTTATAATTCTGATTTGGAAATTAGAGATTTAGTGTCACCACGTAGAACGTTAATTAACGGTGACGTACCAAATAATTTTTGCGCGTTTAACGAGTTATCTAATTTTTCACAACGAATTCCTATGTATCAATGGGAAATTAAACAAAAATTAGATGAACAATTTACACCATGGATTTTTGGTAATGAAACTAATAATTGGTATACGGACCTTGTTACAACAACAACTGGCGGGCCGAACCCTCCCCCTGATGGAGATACAGGAGTTGATACATTTTTTTCATATAAATACCAATCTTTAGATAGGTTAGAAACACAATCAAGGTTTTTTAGAACAAATATAGATTCAAAAACTAATTTTTTTAAGGGGTATATTTATGCTGTGAGTGTAGGTATAGGGCCAATTACTGGTATTACTATTAATAATAGTGTTAGTGCCTGGTCAAGAAACAGTAAACCTTTACCAAGTGACAATGATACTTTAGTAACGTTTGGAACACCTTTTTATTTTTATTTTGGGTTAAAAAATGGAAAAACAGCAATTGATTTATTTAAAAGAAAATGGATTAATTCTGAAAATGTTATTATATAAAACAATAAATTTAAATGAGTCGAGACGGAATTAAAATATTATTAGGGAGTTTAAAATATAAATCAGCACCAAATTCAAACTTAACCATACCTATTCCATTTGAACAAAATGTTAAAGAATTAATTCAGTATGATAGGATTTCTAATGTTGACTTAGTACAAGTATATAATGACGAAAGAAATTTATCTAAAATTTATAGACCAACATTTAAACTAGATTTATTATTTAAGAATCTTTATGTAGGGACAACCAATTATCCTCCATTTGAAAATAATTTATATTATGTAAATGAGAATAAAGCGGCTTATTTAACGTGTTCTGTTATTAATGATATTTCAATTCTCCCTGAGAATAAAAATGATGCGGTTATCTGGTCAGGATACCCACAATATAATGAATTTGATTTTATTAGAACTGATTATAATGTATCCGGATATACTAAAGCTCCTGGCATTTTACCTGGATTAACAGAACATATAAATTTTAACTTTACAAGTGCTGGAACATATAATTGGGAATTTTATTTAACATATCCTTTTAGTAGTACTACATTACAAATGAATACTTATTTTGACCCTAAAGAACCTGGTACTCAACCAGGGAATATTAATTGGAATGCAAATGAAGGCATCCCATTTAGAATTACTGTTGGTTATGATGACAATGTCACGTATCAAGGAACTAGGGTTATACGTTTTTCTTCGCCGGTTAAACATGGGTTAAGTCCCGGAGAATTTGTTAAATTAAAAATTTATATTCAAAGCAACATTAACACTAATCAATTACCTTATTCTGGTTTTTCAAGTAGTTTAGATACGTTTCAAGTATTTTCTTTGGGAAATGGTCAATATGGAACTGACGATTATGTTTTTAACATTGCAAATTTAGGATACACAGGGACAACCTTTAATCAAGATAATGAAGGTGTCGCTAAGAGAGTAATATCGATTGAAAATACTGGTGATACGACTTCTAAATATTACGTAAGATTGCATAAAGTATTGGTTCCACCTGAAGAAATTATTTTAACAAAAGCTGGTTTTGAAAATAACATTTTTGGGATTAATAAAAAATATGAAAGTGCTTCAACAACGCCTGATTATAAATCAAGAGTGTCAATTAAAGAAGGGGCTCAAACATATAATATTACATTAAATAAAGATTTAGACACATCAAATATTTTTGACAATCAAAAAAGACCAATTTCTGAATTATTTTTAACAACAATCTGGAAAGGTTATTTAGGATGGACTTACGGTGGCCCTACCGGAACTAATCCAAATTATTTAAAAAGAGGTTGGGATTTTAATTTGGGAATGATGAACAGTCCGAATGATATATATGTTAAATTTCCAACAACTATTACTACTGGTGTTACAGTTACAGGTTTAGTAGAGGAATTCCTAGAAGGGACAGTACCGTTACCACAAGCTTTTTGGGGAACAGGTAATTCAGGGTTAAATCGGTCAAATATAGGATTTACTAGCTACACAAAAAACGAAAAAACTTTTTATTATGTTAACTCACTTAAAAAAGATGATATTATTGACGGAGATTTTTGTGAATGGAATGAAAGTGAGCAAATTGAAAGAGTGATTTCTAAAGTTAACCATAAAATATATTTTAACCCAGCAAATTTTAGTTTTTACCCATATATTATGGCAAACATTGAACAGGGGGAGGAAGATTATCTTTTAAATGTTCAAATGCCAAATATCCAACCACAATTTCCCGTTGTTGGAATAACAATATCGGGGGATGCGGCTTTTAGCTTTACCGGTTTTACACCAAATACTATTTATATTAATAACCCATATGGATATTATTATAATCCACATAATTCTATTAAAATAAAAGAATTTTCAGAATATATTGAAACGGCTGAAAGGTCTGTCATTGATATACCAGATTACGCATATTTTTCAAAGTTTCAAAATTTATTTATTTGGAGGGATTTTTTACCATATGGTATTAATAATCCAAATTCAAATGGAATTAATTATCCATTTGTAAACAACGCTCATTATCCATATACTTCAATTAATTTTAGATTAATACCAGAAGGAACTACTTATTGGTATGATAATACAACAACTGAAGACTCGCCAATAACTGATAATTGTGAATAATAACTATAAAATAAAATTAAATAGTGTTAATAAAAATATTTCCATTCCAATAGAAATAAAATGGGATTATTTGGATAGGGAAGATTCTATTCAAGAATATCAAGAAGTTATAACTAAAGAAGTAATTGGAAGCCCTAAAGATTTTGAAATTTCTAGGTTTGCTCATGACTATTATGATGGTAACTCATGTACCGGAAATACCACTTGTACCAGTATTAATTACCAATTTAATTTTTATTTAGATACGCCAATATTAACCACATACAATGCATTTAATGGCGCGACTAGTAGTTCTTGGTTACCTAGTTATATACAACAAACATTTACAATATCTGATTTGTATTATCAAAGAAGGTCATTTACAAATTCTTTTTTTAAATTGGATTTTTACGATACAAAAAATGGGGTTAACCAAATTAATTATTTTACGGCAATTATACCTACTAGTCAAGGAGAAACTACAGAAGTTTCTTTATCTGAATATTTACCACCACAAAAAATAAAAAAACCAATTTTTAAATTAGATTATTTTGGAGACAAAGAAGGTTTTTTCTTGTATTGGTTAAGAGATAAAGAGTTTTATAATATTGATACCTTTTATATGACTGCAAAATTTTTTGATGCAAAATTGGGCCAGTTTATTAGATTAATGAATAGAGGGCAATTTTCTTTGACTGGTAATAAGTGGGGATTTAAAGATGAAGATTATTTTTACAATAAAGTTGTCCTTAATTATGATAATAAAACTTACCAGGTGTTTGATTTTCAGAACCAAAGAATTGGAACTGAAAATAATCCTATAAAAATGTATGAGTATATAAACCCATTAATACCCCCAGCTGCTCAATAAATGAGATAAATGAACGACAGATACTATAAAATAAATATTTCTCCGGAAAATATAAAAAATAAACTTTTTAAAGTTTTTTATACTGGTGGGACATATAATATTCCTCCGGACCCGGACCCTTGTTGTGATGAGGTAATACCGGCAACAGTAACCAATTTTATTACTGGTGAAACTTATGTGTATTCGTCAATGACACAAATTTTATCTGGTGGTACTAATGGGGTATCAATATTAACTGGTTTAACAATCCCAATTTTATTCACAGAAACAAATATTGATTTAGGGTATTATTCTGTTTTTGATGGGTTTATTTTACAAAAAGAAGGAATGGGGAATTTTTTATTTACATCAACAATTCAAAACCCATATACTTGGAATATTTTTAATACCTCTGGGGGAGAAGTAAAAAAATATCTTGAGTTTTCTGAATATAAAATTGATTGGGGGGATAATACGCCAATACAAACTGTAAATGATTTTCCTCCTAATTATTATAGCCACACATATAGTGTTCCACAAGGAGAAACTCCTGGAGGAAATGCAATTCAAAACGTTGAAAATGATTTTTTAGTAACAATGTCAGGAACGAGTCCATGGGGGATTAATATTATTCAAAAAAAAATACATGTCCCATTTCAACTTGCTCAAATTAATAATCCAAACGGTACTGCTTATTTTATTCCACAAGGAAATAGTTGGTCTGGTACACCAATAGAATATAATTATTTATTTACTGGCGATTCAAATAACAATGTTGAAGACCATGTTTCTTCAAATTACGTACCAATACCGTTTATAATAACTGGTTATACTAAATCTACAATAAATGATTTAATTCAATACGGAAACAAATCAACTTTAATTGGTGGTAAATTTAGTTTAGGGCCAGTTACCGGAAGTTCAGGGATTGTTGGTGAATATTTTGGAGAAGGGGAAAATGGATTATACACCGCATATACTAATAATGAGATGACTTATTATGATTATAAAGACGGAACTACAATTTTTATTGTAGAATCTTCAGGAATTACATCTGATTGGTTAGTTTCTTCGGCAATTACAAAAAATGAGGCATTATTAAATATTATTGACGCGCCAGAATTGCAGTCTAATGTATTTATTGAGAGAGGAAAAATATCTGGACTTGAAAGTGTTGAAAGATTAGGTGAAGTTGACAATTTAGGAGATTTGGTTAGATATGGATATAAATTTTTTAAAATATTAACAACTAATAACACATAAATTATGGCTGTAGGAACATACGGAACAACAAGACCTAGTGATGTATCACCTGACGATGTAGAAATTATTTTAAATTATACACCATCAAGGGATGAAACAAATGATTTTGTTTTAACAAAATTAAACGCATCGACGTTATTAAGACCTTATTATAATAATCAAAACACTGGCGGTAACGCAAATGTTGAAATTTTAGGTGGGCTATATAATATGACGTTACCAACTGACGTTTTTAATAAACTTGGAATTTATACATTATTTATTAGACCCGCACAGATAAGATGTCTTATTTTAGATTGTGGTGTTTTAAGCGCTCTTCCTAATGTTAGAGGGATAATAATTGATATAAATACTGTACCATCACAATATAGGAATAAATTTATAAGCCAAGGTTTAGTTGGTTATAGAATTGAGTATTTAAATTCTGATGGTACAAAAATTCCTAATTTTTTTAGATTAATTACTTCATCGTTTTTTTGTGAACCAGTAGTACAAAATTTAACAAATTCTTCAGCAAAAGCGATTAGGTATCGGTATACCGATAATAATACAAATTTAGTATTTTGTACATTAACCCCTTCTACGGCACCAACAAATAAACCAAACGCAATTCCATATATTGGACAACCAAATCAAAGTATTATTATCACAAA